ATGGTACTCAATCTGGTGCAGAGCTTAACCTTTATTACAACCGAGTAATTGACCCAATTCTACAAGCTATTGTGGATGCAGTTAATGTTGTTTTTATTAGTAAAACAGCTCGTACTCAAGGACAGGTTATTCAGTTCTATCGTGACCCATTTAAGATTCTTCCCATTGAACAACTTGCCAATACTGCAGACTTGTTCTCTCGTAATGCAATCCTTACACCTAACGAGATTCGTCAATTCATTGGTAAAGAGCCTCACCCTAATCCATTGGCTGACCAACTTTACAACCGTAATATTGCGGATGGTAATCAAATGGGTGGTATTGCAACTGCCGGACAAGAAGCTGACACTGGTATGGGTGAAGATGATCCTAGTCAGTACGTCTATCAAGACGAGAATGGCAACTACGTAGATTATCAGGGCAATCCTGTTGATGAAGCAGGTAATCCTATTAGGAGGTAATAATGGAGAAACAAGAATGGTCAGTAAGAGATATTGACCCTAACAACGAGATTCTCCTTCATGGCGGTAAATGGTCTGAAGAGGCTAAACGTCGTGTAAGCGAAGCTCGTCGTGCTGGACGTTCTGTTATGGACATGTTTGGTGACTTGTACAAGAAGTCTGAAAAGACTGTAAGTTCAGCAACCAAAACGGCGTCCAATATGGTTCGCCCTACGGCTAAAGCTGTTTCTAAGACAGCAAGCAATCTTATCCGAGTTGCTAAGAAGACTGTATTTCCTACTACTTCTAAAACAACAACTGGTACTCTTGGTAAGAAATCTGGCGATAAAGCTATGGCTGCTGCTGGATATAAGAAGCGTAAAATCGATAAGAAACTTGTAGCACGTATTCAAGACAAACTTGACAGACGATACGGTCAAGGTAAGTACAAGAAATCTGAATCTCAGAAGCTCGATGAAAAACGTGGTAAAGCTATGGATAAACGCGAGAAACGTAATCGTAAAGCAACTAAATCTGAAAAAGATAAAATGCGTAAGATTGACAATGCTCGTGGTAAAGCTATGGATAAACGCGAGAAACGTAACAAGACACGTAAGAAAGCTGAAGAGTCTGTAGCTAGAATCAAACGTAACGAAACACGTAGAGATATTAAAGCTAAACAGAAATCCGAAAAGAATCGTTCTCGTGATGCTATCGGTGAAAACACTCGTGAGAAATTCCGTAATGGCGACATGAAGTCTGGTAATGATGCTCTTATTCGTAAATACAAGGGTAAGATGAAAAATCACATGTCTAAATCTCCTGATGAGCGTCGTAAGAATTCTAAACAATATAACGAGTGGAATCAACGGGTTAAAGACCTTGAAGCAGAGAATAAACGAATTGGTTCTCGAAACAAAGGTTCTAAACTCGAAGAAAATAATACTCGTAAGATGGAAAACATGTACGAGTCTAACAAACATGCTAGTGAGTCTGTCCGTCGTCGTAATGCTAGTCGTACTAAAGATTTGGAAGCTCAAAATGAATCTTACTACAAGAGTAAGAAACGTAAGAACAATATCCAACAATCTGCGACTTTCGATTATCAAGCTGCTCTATCTAGTATCTCTAAAAAAAAAAATCAAAATGAACTACAACACTACGGCGTTCTTGGAATGAAATGGGGGCAACACCGAGCAAAAAGAAATACTCCTTTACCTGGTTTGCGATCAACAGTTGAGTTAAACAATAAGAATTTTAATAAATTTACTAAACTAAGTAAGAAATTTGTTAAAGACTACAATCACGATGCTAAAATTGATGCAAAAAGTGTTGGAGCCAGTTATGGACGAGTAAATCGATACGGTAAGAAATACATCAAGACTGTTGGTAAAGACTACAAGAAAGTACACAACGATGTTGATTTTAAAAATGTAAATCAAGGTATCGCCGTTTCAAGTAGAACAGGTTTGTTTAGATATGATAACCCTGCTAAACCAACTAGACGCGACTACGCTCAATATCTAGGACGAGATGCTCACGTACTATCTAAGATGTCACGCGAAGCAATGGTGGCTAACCTTAAAAGTGGTGATGGTAAAAAAATCACTGAGGGGTATGTTGAAGCTCTTGCTCGTCGTTATGGTAAAGGTGCTCTAGCTGGTATGCGTAATCAAAAACTTAGAACTGCGGGTGCCGTTGCTGGTACTATTGCGGGAACAGGTGCAGCAATTGCTTCTGGAGTTGCCGAGATACCAGCTGGCGTGTTTGGTGGTTTATTTGCCGCTAGTGCATCTGCAAATAATATTCTTTCTACTGGTGGTATGAGATATGTAGATAACGCTCGTCAAAATTCAGGTAGATATAAAAGACACCAAGATACTATATTGATTAATGGTGGCTCATCACATAATCATTCGCTTATGCAAAACAATGGTAATTATGTACGAAATTCTATATCGTCACAAATGAATGCTGTAAGCAACCACAACAGTATGGTTAACAACCACATGATGACTAATCATATAAATAGCCATTTTGGTATGGGTGGATTTTAACAATAAAGGAGTATCAAAATGGATAATAAAATATATTTTGGTTCTCTTATGCGTGATGCTAATTTTATCCAGCATCACGGTGTCTTAGGCATGAAGTGGGGGTTTAGAAGAAAATCATCAGTATCTCCTCAACAGAAACAATTTAGTAAGAAGATGAACAAGCTCTCTAAAAAGAGAGAACGTGCAGACTACAAACTAATGCGTCGATTTGAGAAGGATAAAGATTTCAAATCCCAAGCTGAAAAGTCTGGGTATTACAACATTTCTAAAACTTCGCCAGATAGAACTTACGAATTCTATAAGATTGTAGCGACCAATAAGGGTAATCTTGCAGGACGTTACTACAAGATGGATACTAAGATGAATGCTAAGTATCTTAAACGTAAACATAACATTATCAGAGGTATCAAATGAAACCACAAAATTACGATTTCGCTGGTTGGGTTACGAAGAATGACCTCAAATGTTCAGACGGTGTAACTATCCGTCATGGTGCCTTCTCTGGACTATCTGGAGAAAAAGTACCATTGGTTTGGCAACATTCTTATTCTCAACCAGGAGATACAATCGGATATATCCTTCTTCATTCAAATGACCAAGGCGTATACGGTTACGGGTATCTCAATGAAACAGAACGTGGTCAGGATGCCAAAGAACTTTTGCGACACGGAGACGTGAACCAAATGTCAATTGGCGCTCGTAAAA